TTGAATGTGATCGTTGCTCCGAGTCCACCGTACAAGTACAGCTTCACTCGTTTCAGCATCTTCTCGTTGGCTCCGATCTCGCGTGACTCAGTAGCAAAGTCTCCCCATGCTCCCTCGTAATCAATCACGATATCCGAACCACCAGACCCTGCCTGCGGTATCCCATCCAGCTCGCCCGAGTACAACTGCGACTGCCCACTACCTTCAGTGGAAAGCAGGAAGCTGCCGTTGCGGTCGTCCGTCACGCCAGTCCAACTCACCGGCCATGATGTAACACGGAAGGCTCCGTCTTCAAGCTGTGACCGTACGTCGATCGCAAGTACGTTGACATCAAAGGTCACGATCATCAAACCAAGTTCCTTCGAGAAGGCAGACTTCATTTGCAAGTCCGTTGCGTTCTGTACCAGTGATACCACCCAGTCACGTACCTGTGGTGCTGCATCATTGGATGGCATGGACTTCTCTTGTATCGTACGACCCAGTGTGCGTACACCGTCCGGGCTTACGAACACCAAGTCCTTGCCTATGTTCTGTTTCAGGTCACGTGATGCCAAGCCTGTACCGTGGATGCCCTCGACCTTTGCGAAGGTGCTGAAGGCACTTGCAGGATCATCAGGCCCAGCGAAAATCACTACGCTGTCCTTGCCGAAGATGACAAGGTGTCCGTTGAACTCTGCGAGTCCCACCGGGGTGTCCACTCCGTTCGGCCACACGTTGGTAAGCAGTGTGCTACCAGCCGTGCCGCCTGACCATGTAACCTCAGCCAGCAGGTCACTGTAATGCAGTGTGTCGTCGTCCAGTACCCACAAGCGACCCCATGCCGCCAGCACCTCGTTGCCCAGCGGGACGGTGCCTGCTCCGGCTACGATGTCAGCGAACGATCCGGCTGTGGTAGCCATTACGATTGGGTTGTGCAGTGTCTGCCACCCTACAACCTTACCGTTGAAGTTCTGGAACTTCCAGTTGTCAGCGGTCGGTGTGGTGATGGTGCCGGTCACGTCAGTGAACGCGCCGCCCAGCGTCGATGTGTATATCTTGTTGCCTTGTGCAACGATGCGCACCTCGTCACCAGCCTTGTCTAAGTAGACGTGCTGCACCGCGATGTCAACACCAGTGAGGGTGTCAGTCGATTGGTCGGTCGTACCCTTGCGCTTGGCCAGCCGTCCGACCTCATCAATAACAAGGTTGTCCGCTTTCGTAGCCCAGCCCGGAGGTAGTACGTCACCTGAGTTCTGCTTGTTCAGTCCCAGAAATCCGGGAGCTGAAACTGATAATGGGACAAGTGCTGCCATGATTATTCCTCACACCAAACGGTTTCGTCTGCGTACCGCGATGAATCAATTGCAACAGCGGAAGCCAAGCTGTCTGTGTAAGCGTTCCACAGAATCTCAAGACTAGCACCGTCGTCGTCGCCACGTTCGTCAACCGCAAGCATGTATGCTCGCAGTACGACTGGCATGTATGGAACAGGAGTTGTATCAGCGTCATCAACGAGGTGAGACTTAACTACCAAGTTCACGTTCACTGAGTAAGACTTCTCGGGGATAGGCCACAAGTTAACTATAGCGTCACCGTTTGAGTCAGCACCGTTCACGTCGTAGTGTGTCGGTGCGCCTGTAGATGGGTTGTTGGTCAGCAGCATACGGTTCATCCAGCGGAAGCTGGGTGCCGGACGTAACTCGTAGTCCTCTGTGTCCTCGAACACTTGCAGGATACGGAAGCCCGTGCCTGCACCTGTCAGCGAGTAAGCAAAGTTCGTTGCTGTTGCCGGGAGTGAGATTGTTTCACGAAGCTGTATCCAGTCCGTAGCGTCCTCGACTTCCTCGACTGCCTGCTTCACCAGCTCTGAGATCAGAGTGGCGTACACGCCGGAGGACGTTGCCGTTACCGGGTCTTCGCGCAACCTGTTCAGTACCTTGTTCGTTAAAGACAGTAATGTTTCCATCAGAAGATTGCTCCGTGTACGCCCACGTTTATAGGCTCAGGTAGTGTGTAAGTTATAATCAGTCGTGGTCGTCTTGACGTGGTGGCACCGCCGCCGTCCTCCCAGTAGAAGTATGACCATGAGGTCTCGCCATAAGATTGACCAACCATTCCGTTTGCAGTCCCGAACCCAGTCCTGAACTGGTTACTGCTACAGTAAGTTCTGTACTCAGTATCACCGTTGTCAACCGCTGCTTGTAGCAGTGTGACGGCGTAGGCTTCGTACGTCGTGTAATGGGTGTTGATAGCTCCAAGATCAGCACTATCGTACCGGCAGACCATCTTGTTAGCGCGGTACAGGTCTTCGATCTCGTTGCACCCTTGCCAGTCGAGGGTGGTGTCATTAGCGCCCCAGTCGAACTCGTATAACTCCATCGTGAAGTCGTTTGTCGAGTTGTTCACTTGCAAGTAGAAGTCGAAGTCCACTTTCTGAATTGTAGCATCACCCGGTATGCCTGATATGTCAAACTCCATCATGGAACCGTAACCAGTGTAGTCGGGAGTAACAAACTTCTGACCTGCAATAGTAACACCATTGTACTGCGCCATTGTGCCGCCACTGACACTCTGCATTGTAGTCTGCACCGTGCTGGTACTAGTAAGGTACCCTGTTGCTGATGGTGACGGCAGAGCCTCGCACTCTATCTCCGTACCAGTCACAGACTTCTCTGTGTACGTCACGGTTATGAACGGCAGGTTTTGGTACTGCGAATGCTCTATGTCTAGGTAGCGGTTTGTCGTAGTAGTTATAGCGGTGTTAAGCCGGTGCCTTGAGCTTACAAATACCATCTGCACCTCGTGTGTACCAGAGTCAAGTTGCGCCTGACAATAAGCTACACAGTCCGAGTTACCAGTGAACGTCTTTGTTCCTGTTACCGTGTAGTCGGTACCCGTATATTTAGAGGTAGCCATCAGGTCATTGGCGGCAGCCATGTTCGTCAAGTCGGTCGGGGACAGCCAGTCGCCAGATGTTGGGGCGATTCCAGTGTAGGTAGGGTCGTACTCGTACTTGTACGCCTCTACGTACCAGTCCCGGCCAGATGAAGCTGGTGCTCGGGTACACCTATGGGTGAAATCAACAGCAGTGATCGTTGACCCCGGTGGACACTTGAGATGGTATGATGTGTATGCCGCATACGTTTCGTACTGAGCCGAACCAAACCAGTCTTCACCAAGCCGGGGATCGCCAGTACGAACGGTGATAGTTGCGCCAGTTCGGGAGCTGCTGCTGGAGCTTACGTGCGCGCTCTCCAATGAGTAACAGGACGCGCTGTCGCTTGTGATCGTTGCCATGTTGACTCCCCGTTATGAACTGTTTAAGCTAGATGATGCGTGGTAGTTGGTGCCGTCGTAGTACATAGCAATGATGTCAGTTGCACTTGCGGTAGTGGTCAACGTAGGTGCCGTACCACCCGGCCACTTCACTGTGGCAGGCCAAGTGATTACACGTGAGCCGGTCGCATCCTGTACCACCTTCAGTACCAAGTTAGTTGGCCCTGCTGGTGCAGTGAACGTCAGCGTAGCTGCACCGGTTGCGGTACACTTCGCTTTGTTACTTATTGTCCAGTCAATGGTCAGTGCTGTACTCGTGTTACCCTCGTCATTCTCAGTGAAGGTGGACGTGTAGTGAACGATGTTGCCAGTGTACGTGCCACCAGTCTTCGCTATGTAATCACCGCCCCACTGTACCCACGCTGCTGTATCCCGCACGTACATGATCGTAACTGCTGTGTCCCAGTACAACTGCCCGTCCACAAGAGCGCCGCCACTGTTATCCAATGTTGGTGCCGTTGCAAACTCACCGAGGTACACTGCGTCAAATGAATTCCAAGCTGCTTCGCATGACACAACGTCTGCTGCTGTAAGTAAGACATCTGCTGCCGTTGATACTGCATCTGCGGCTGTCGCCACTGCGTCGGCTGCTGTATCAATCGCGTCCTGTGCCGTTACTGCCGCATCAGCGGCTGTATCAATTGCATCCTGCGTGGTAGTTGCTGCGTCAGCGTTCGTGATAACCACGTCCGCTGCTGTTATGATTGCGTTAGCTGCACACGACTGTTGATCCAAGTCAGTGAGAAGCAAGTCGGCTGCCGTCGCTGCTGCGTCCAGTTGCGTCTGCGCTTTAGCGTTGTTGGCATCGAGCGCTGAGGACAGCGCCGAAGAGGCGAAGGCCGATGCGTTAGACGCACTGCCTGCTGCACTTATAACGTCGGCTGCTGTGTCGATCGCGTCCTGTGTAGTTGTTGCGACATCTGCATTGGTGAGCACAACGTCCGCGTGTGTCAGTACCACGTCGGCGTTCGTAAGTACGAGGTCTGCTGCTGCGTCATCCTCGGACGACTGCGCGTTGTTCTCGCTTATCAGTGCTGCTGCGGCTGATGCCGCTGCTGCCTGTTCGTTCGCAAGACAGGCTGCAATCGCTGCCTCCAGCTCGACTTCCGTTGGGAAGGCCGAGCCGCTTTCTACTGATCCACTTCCCCGGAATGTTGCCATACTATTTCCCCGATGTGTACTCTACCCAAATAGCGATGGCGGCTGCTATAGCACCACCCATCATTACTAACATTCCCCACGCCCCTCTGTACCGGGCTAGGGACTCGTTCAATTCAGTAACCTGCACGGATAAAGCATCAATTGATTTCGCCGTGTGTTCCATGTCTACCTCTAGTTTAGTTAATCTATGTTCCATGATAAAGTCACTCAATAAAACGAGCGGCCCCGAAGGGCCACTCCAAAACATCCTTGCGTCAGGGGTTAGACTTACGCAGGAACGATTATTGCAACACCAGCTTCGTCGCGGTACTCGCTAACACCGTAGATGGTATCAGCAGTGAACAGATCACCAAGCCATTCTTGCTTGTACTGAGTCTGTGTACGTACGGACATCTGATCGGCCAGTACCAGCGCGTCACGGTGCATCAGCATACAAGCCTTGTAGTTCGTGCTTGCATCAGTTGCAGTAACAGTGTCAAGGTTCGTGGTTACATAAACCTGTACACCATAGATGTCACCGAACTTGCCGGACTTGACCCGAGGATCATTGCCGATGAAGTCGGAGCTGTTGAAACGATCGATACCCAGAAGGGCATTCTTCTCGCTCGGAGAGATAACCAGTGAACGGCCATCCAGCGGCACGTTGTTGTCATCAAGAGTCTGAATGGCACGGCGCAGGCCGATGTCAGTCAGTGAAGCACCGTTACCAGTGTTGGTATTGGCAGTCGGGTCCCAGACAGTCGCGCCGTCAGAACCGATTATCGCGGTGCTGTAAGCGGTAGAAGCCTGAAAGCCACCAGCCAGTGCGGCCAGATCACTATCAACCTGAACGGCGAGGGCATAGCCAGCGTCGTCAGTGTAGAAGGCGCGCATGCTCGACAGAGCCTGTACGTCAGTGATGT